TTAAATTATAGACTATGAATTTAGAAGTGACGAAGAGAGATGGTCATAAAGAACCATTTCGCCTATCAAAGATACACAGAGTCCTAGACTGGGCTTGTGAAAATATAACCGGCGTATCAATTTCAGAGATTGAGCTTAAAGCCAACGTGCAACTATATGATTATATGGATACTACTCATATCCATGAATTACTTATTAAGTCCGCGGCTGATCTTATTTCAGAACAAACACCAAATTACCAATTTGTTGCTGCACGCTTAGTTAACTATAAGCTTCGTAAGCATGTGTATGGCCAATTTGAACCAATCGATGTATATTCACATATACGAAAGAACATTGAGCTTGGTGTATATGATGATGATATTCTTAATCATTATACAGAAGAAGAATTACAATATGTAACTGATTCTGTTATTAAGCATGAACGAGATGATGACTTTACTTATGTTGGGATGGAGCAATTTAGAGGTAAGTACCTAGTTCAAAATAGAACAACTGGTATTATCTATGAAACACCTCAAATGTTATATGCCATGATTGCTTTAACATTGTTTTCTAAGTATAGTATTAAGAGAAGAATGTATTATGTTAAATCATTCTATAATGCCATTTCACAATTTTATATTTCATTGCCTACTCCTATCATGGCTGGAGTAAGAACACCTACAAGACAATTCTCTTCTTGTGTTGTTCTTGAAACCGATGATTCATTAGATTCTATTAATGCTGCTGCTTCATCTATTGTATCTTATATCTCTAAGAAAGCAGGGTTAGGTATTAACGCAGGTAAGATAAGAGCTGTTGGTTCACACATCGGTGATGGTTCTATTGCTCACACAGGTGTTATTCCATTCTTAAAATATTTTAAAGCTGCTGTTAAATCATGTTCACAGGGTGGCGTAAGAGGTGGAGCAGCCACAGTGCATTTTCCATTATGGCATTTAGAGTTTGAAGACCTTATTGTCTTAAAGAATAATAAAGGTACTGAGGAAACAAGAGTTAGAGAATTAGACTATTGTTTCCAATTTAATAAGTTAATGTATGAACGCCTATTGTCTGGTGGTAATATTACATTCTTTTCCCCTGATGAAGTGCCAGGTTTATATGAGGCATTCTCTGAGGATCAAGAATTATTTAAAGAGTTATATGAGAAATATGAAAAGAAACGTAACATCCGTAAGAAGACTTTACCTGCCCTTGAAGTATTTTCTCGTTTCATAACCGAGCGTAAAGAGACAGGTAGAATATATTTACAAAATATTGATCATGCAAATACGCATGGATCATTTATGGAGAAGGAAGCACCAATTCGCCAAAGTAACTTATGCCAGGAAATTGATCTTCCGTCTAAAGGCTTAAGAAGTTTTGATGATGACGAACATGGCGAAATAAGTTTATGTACTCTTGCTGCTATTAATTGGGGTATGATTAATGACCCTAAAGAATTTAAAAAGTATTGTGATTTATCTGTAAGAGCTCTTGATGCTTTATTAGATTATCAAAGTTATCCTGTTAAAGCTGCAGAGAAATCTACATTCAATAGAAGACCTTTAGGTGTTGGTATCATTAACTTTGCATACTTCCTTGCCAAGCGTGGGTTAAAATATGATGAAGGTGCCTTAGAAATAGTAGATGAATATGCAGAGGCATGGAGTTATTATTTGATTAAAGCTTCTAATAGCTTAGCTAAAGAAAAAGGTGCAGCTCCTAAATGTTATGAAACAAAATATGGCGAAGGTATATTACCAATCGATACCTATAAGAAAGAAGTTAATGAATTAGTTAAACCAAAAACTAGAATGGATTGGAAAAAATTAAGAAAAGATTTAAAAGAATATGGTATTAGAAATTCAACTCTTATGGCTTTAATGCCGGCAGAGACTTCAGCTCAAATTAGTAATAGTACTAATGGTATTGAACCACCAAGAGCTTTAGTAAGTTATAAACAATCTAAAGATGGCGTAATGGCACAAGTAGTTCCAGGTATTCATAACTTAAAGAATAAGTATGATTTACTTTGGGATCAAAAAAGCCCTGAAGGTTATATAAAGATTATGGCAGTATTACAAAAATATATCGATCAAGGTATTTCTGTTAATACATCATATAACCCAGAGCATTATGAAGATAATAAAATACCTATGAGTGTAATGCTTAAAGATCTTATTACATTCTATAAGTATGGTGGTAAACAATTGTATTACTTTAATACAAATGATATGGCCGGTGACGACAGTGACGATTGTGAATCGTGTAAAATTTAATAGAGGATAAAGAAATGAGTTTAGATAGAACAGGAAATGGTTACTTAGTTGACCCAACAACATGGTCACTTGATGTGATGCATGAAATGGCAAAGGAAGATGAGATTGAATTGAGTGAATCTCAAGTAATGCAAATTGAAAAGGCGAGAGAATACTTTGATGAGAATTCAAGTGTACCACCAATCAGAACATTTGCTAAATATGTAGGGATTGATAAAGGAAAGCTATTTAAAGAATGGTTAACCGGCCCGTTAAAGCCTATTACGAAGTATGGCGGGCTTCCTCAACCAACTGGATGCGTATAACAATAGTCGGTGGGGGTGCTGCTGGATGGATATCAGCAGCTTTATTAGATAATGCAAAACATGATGTTACTTTAATAGAATCCCCTAACATTCCTATTATGGGTGTTGGTGAATCAACATTACCTTTTATCAAAAGAGTATTTGATAAAATTGGACTTAAAGAATCTGAATGGTTACCTAAGTGTAATGGTATTATCAAACACGGTAATGTTAAGCACAACTTTAAAAGTATAGATGATAAACCATTTATGTGGGGATTTGTTTATGACTCTGATAGATATGTTAACACTACAAGAGAAACATTTAATGATAAGTTAGATGATTATGCATATCATATTGCAGCTGAAGAGCTACCTGCAATTATCAAAGGGTCTTGTCCTAATGTAACTCATATAATTAAAGAAATTACCGAACGACCTGAATGTGATTTATTAATAGATTGCACAGGCCAAAGGCAAACATTCATTGAAGATAAAACTTGGGTTCAATCACCTAAACATATAGTTAACGCGGCTTGGGTATGTTCATACGATAAAGAGAAATTAGGTTGGACTGGTAATTCTACTAGATCTTACGCTATGAAATATGGTTGGGAGTTCTACATCCCTTTAGCTAATAGGGTTGGGTGTGGTTATATATTTTCATCATTCCATGTAGATACTGAAGACGCGCTGCTTGAACTAAACTCCCAGATGAAGGGTAACACGCAGCTAGATGAGCCTAGATTAATTAGGTGGAGTCCTGGTTATCTTAAAAATATGTGGAGTGGTAATACAGTAGGTATTGGTATGGGCTCTATATTCATCGAACCATTAGAATCAAATGCATTAGCTCATATTCAAACCTCGGTTGAAATTCTTATTAAATGTCTCAGTAAAGGATATTCTAAAAAGACATATAATAAAATGATACATACTTTAGTTAAACAAACATCAGATGCTATTACTAGTAATTATGCATTAACAGAAAGAAACGATACTGATTTTTGGACATATTATCATAAATATAAAGATGAAATGACAAAGAGAATTGATTATTATTATAGTAATAATAATGATTATAAACACAATATGTACCCATCAAGTTTTTGGGCAGGTTTTTATCATTATTTTGGTAAATAGGGTTTACTTTTGACCTAAAGTATGTTATAATATATATTATGTATAAATAAATTAGACTATATCTTATAGTTGATAATCAACCGAAACGTTGCCAAACTATTTTTAATATAACATAGGAGAAAAATATGTTAGATAAAGTTGTAAGTTGGATTAAAGCAGGTACTGAAGCCGGCGTAGCATTGATTGCATTAGCAATCGTATTACAGGTAATCTTTGGTGGCACTGTTCCATTCATTGGTGGCGATATCATTGCTACAATTACTGGTATAGTTGCCCAGCTTGGTGCACAAGGTCTTGTTGGTCTTGTAGCAGCGGCAGTGCTATATAAACTTTTTAACAAATAAAGAGTTGATATAAACCGAACACCTTCTCCCGAGGCTCCGGTGGGTTTGCTAATTTCCCGATAAACTAATAATTAGCACTTAATTTAAAACAACGTAAAGTTATTATTGGAGTTATTTTGGACACGGGTTCAATTCCCGTCAACTCCACCAATGAAGGCATTATTTCCCCCGGTAGTGTCTTCTTTGATGGGGTTGCTCGGCTTCGACAAGGTACCAGAAGATAATAATCGTTAGAGAAAAAACTCTTAAAAATAACTAAAGTAAACGCAAACGCAAATACTTACGCAATCGCCGCTTAATAAGTGGGTGATTTGAGGACTTAGGCAGATTCATCCTTATAACCAAATGAATCTCCAACAAATTATAGGTATATTATGAAATCAGTATTTGAAATAAACACAAAAAACTATTTAACTAAAAATATGTTCTTTGACGAGCCTGTGGATATTGCTCGATATGATCAGGTTAAATATTCACATATACAAAAGCTTCAAGAGAAGATGTCATCATTCTTTTGGACGGCAGATGAAATTGATGTAACAAAAGATAAGATTGACTTTAATAAGTTAACTGAGTCTGAGCAACATATCTTTACATCAAATCTTAAAAGACAAATATTATTAGACTCAGTACAAGGTAGGTCTCCAAGTCTTGCATTGTTACCTATTTGTTCTTTACCTGAGTTAGAATTATTAATTGAGACATGGTCATTTTTTGAAACAATCCACTCTAAGTCATATACACATTTAATTAGAAATGTATATCCAAATCCTTCTATAGTATTTGACAAAATGCTTACCATTAAAGAAATTGTTGAGTGTGGTAATGATGTTTCTAAATACTATGATAACCTAATTAATTATGAAGGTGGTTATGGATCATATGAACATAAGAAAGCTTTATACTTATGTATGATGTCTATATTCATATTGGAAGGAATTAGATTTTATGTATCGTTTGCATGTTCTTGGGCCTTTGCTGAATTAAAGAAAATGGAAGGCAATGCAAAGATTATTAAATTAATTGCAAGAGATGAAAATACTCATTTAGCTGCCTCTATACATATCATTAAAGGATTAATCAAAGAAGATTCTGATTATATTAAGATTAAAGATGAAACTGAAGATGAAGTGATGGGCATGTTTATGAGTGCCATTGAACAAGAAAGAGATTGGTGTGATTATTTATTCCAAGGTGGTTCTATGATTGGTTTAAATGCGGACTTGTTAAAAGAATATATAGAATGGATAGCAGCTAAAAGAATAAAGACCGTGGGTTACACTGTACCATATCATATAAGTAAAACAAACCCATTACCGTTTACTGAAAAGTGGATTGGTGGTGGTAATGTACAAGTAGCCCCACAAGAAACAGAAATTACCTCTTACATTGTAGGTGGTGTTAAACAGGATGTTGAAGAAAATACTTTAAAAGGATTAAGTTTATGAGTGAAAATATTATTTGGACAACTAATTATTGCCCATTTTGTGATAAAGCAAAGGAAATGTTAGATGATAGAAATATGCCATATGAAACTAGGTTAGTTGATGACGTTGAATGGACCAAGGAGAATTTATTATCTTATGTGCCAGATGCACGTACATACCCACAAATATTTTTAGGTCAAAAACACATTGGTGGATGTGATGATTTAGAATATTATTTCTCAGTGCAGGAGATGTCTGTTAATGGTTTGTGATCAATGTAATAGTAAATATGAAATATTAGTTGATGTTGATGCTAAAGAAATGATATCGGCTGGCGAACTAGATATGGAAATACCATACTGCCCCTTCTGCGGATGTGAATGTGAGTGGCGTGATGGGTTCGATGATGTGGATTTATGAGGGAGAGGAATTTATTCCCGAGATGGTGGGTGACTGGTATGGTTTTGTATATCGTATTACTAACTTACGGAACGGACATGATTACGTGGGTAGAAAATATTTTAAAACTAAACGTAAGCTAAAACCACTTAAAGGAAGAAAGAATAAAAGAATTAGAATAGTAGAAACTGATTGGCAGGACTACTATGGGTCTTCTAAAAGATTATTAGAAGATATAGATAAATTAGGAAAGGATAATTTTAAACGTGAAATAATAGAGTTATGCAAAACAAGAGGTAATACAAATTACGCTGAGTTAGTATGGCAAGTAAATGAAAAGGTCTTGTTAAGAGAAGATAATTATAATGGTATCATTGCAATCAAGATAGGTATTGGTTCGGTGAAGAATTTGAAGGGGTAATATATGGTAATTGTAGACTATAATGGTATTGGCATTGGTTCGATAATGGGTCAATTGAATAGGGGTGAAGAATTAAGTGAAGAACTTATTCGACATGTAATTTTAAATAACTTAAGATCGTATAGGGTTAAATATCCAAAGCATACGTTTGGTGAAATGGTTATTGCTTGTGATGATAGATCATGGAGACGTGATATATTTCCTCAATATAAAGCTAATAGAACTGAAAGTAAGAAAAAGGATAATAGAGATTGGAATGAGATATTTAGAATTTTAAATATAGTAACAGATGAAATTACTAATAATTTTCCATACCCTGTGATTAAAGTTGAAAGTGCAGAGGCCGATGACATTATTGGAGCTCTTGTAAATTATAAAACACAACCACTAATGGCAGAGAAGATAGTTATCATTTCTGCTGATAGGGATTTTATTCAATTGCATACTAAAGGTGAAGTAATACAATGGTCGCCAATGCAAGGGAAGATGGTAGTACCACCTGAATCAACTCCGGCACGTTATGCATTTAATCATCTTATGAAAGGTGATTCTGGTGATGGTGTGCCTAATGTATTATCCCCTGACAATTCATTCACTGATAAGATTAGACAAACGCCAATGCGTAAAAAATTAATTGATGAATGGTGGGCAGGTAGAGATAATCTTAAAGGTATTATGCCAGAAGAAGCATTTAGAAACTATATACGTAATAGGGAATTAATTGATTTAGATAGAACACCTAAAAAGATTAAAGATGAATCAATCACCCAACTAGAAAGTTATAAATATCCTAAAGAGGGTAGTGTTTTAAATTTTTTAATCGAGAAAAGAATGAATTTATTAATAGAATGTGCAGGTGAGTTTTAAATGGAAATTTTTGAAATATTAGAAGAAGTAGGTAATGTTAATTCTCGAGCTTTAAAAGCAAAGATATTAATTGATAATGATTCAGTTGCATTACGTAGTATAATGCGAATTAATTTTGACCCTGATCTTATTCTTTATGTATCTGATAAACTAGAATGGACTCCAGCTCCTAATTCATCCGAATGGTACACAACACTTAAAAATGAAACAAAGAATCTAGTGCCTTTAGCTAAAAAAGGTGGTATGCCTAAAGAAAGAGCAGATTATAAATTCATTTCAATACTTGAATCAATGGATCCAAAAGATGCAACAATATTAATGGATGTTAAGAATAAGAAACTTAAGGTTAAAGGTTTAACTCTTAAATTAGCAGAAGAAATATGGGGTCGACGAATCTTTAATTAACATGAATGCAAATGATATACTAATGTTGTTAGTAATTATATTATCAACAATCGGCTTTGCCTGGTGCACTAAACACGATTAACTATGCCAATATACGAATTTAAACATAACGAAACAGGTGAAATCTGGACCGAGACTATGTCGTACGACGATAAAGATTCTTATATGGAAGAACGTAATTGTTCTTCATACTTCTCCA